ATCTTTTTTAACTATATCAATTAGGTTCGAGTCTTGTAATAAAATAGCGATTGTATTTCTTCTTTGTATATCGTTTTCAACTAAAGTTGCCTTCTTGCCGTCTAAAGCAAAAAGTTCTTTAAAATGTACGATATAATATTTACCTTGTTTGTGCAATATATGACACGATTGAAATAGTGTTTTGTCTTTTCTGCTTGCAACACCTATTCGTGTTAAAGTTTCTCTAACTTTTAGGAAATCGTCAGGTTGCTTGATGGTGCATTCTAGCATACTCTCTGGCTTCCATTGTATTTCTTCACTCATTTAGTTTTTCTCCCACCTTTAAATAAGGTTTCTTTAATATGTTCAATGTCTTTCGTTGTGAGTATGTTCAAAGACTCTCTTGCCTTCTCATTACTATAACCAAAATACTCTTTTATATACTCTATGTCTTTCAATTTGGATTGCTTTAACCATCTACCACCAAACCGTTTTTTTCTTCTAACACTATTTATTAAAAATTGAAATTGTATCTGATTGTCTAGGAAGTGATAACCGTTCATTTCATTTGCTTGTGGAAGTGTATCCCAAAACATTGATAAACAACGGTTTATTATATACGCTGGATATTTTTTTATCCAGGTCTCGTCTGATTTCATTAAGTCCTCTTTGGACTCATTAATCGCTTTTAAATATTCTTTTAATTCGTATGCCATTCTTATTTGCGTTTGTTATGTCTGCCCATATAATGCTCTGATGGTTCATAATTCCATCTGTGTCCGTGATGACCTCTTATATCTGCATACCACATTCGCAATTTGACTATACATACTCGCCAAAATGTTCTTCGTGCCATTGTACTTTATTCTATCCATATATTAAATGTTATTTAAATTTGCAAGTTGCCATTATTTCTGTCAAGCAAGCAACCATATTTATCTCTTGGTCTGCTACGAATGCTGATTTATATTGGTATCCTGCTAATAAAAGTATTGCTTGTGGTACTGATTGTGGTTGTAGATATTCTTTTGAAGACTTATAAATTATTCTAAACAAGTCTGATGGTTGAACATTTAGATTGTTAACCACCCATTTTCTAGTTTCATTAAAATCTTTTTTCTTCAAACAAGCAAATAAACTTTTAATATCTGCCTCTTTTTGATTAAAGAATATACCACTATCTATCTTACCATTTACTGAATATCTTTGTAATTCATTGATAGTCTTTCTGAAATCTGGAAAATGCTTCTCAATTAGAGTTGCTAAGACCTTCTTATCATAAGGTATTTTGTTCTCATCTAATATAATACCTAGTCGTTTCATCAATGCCTGACCTGCTTTTAGTCTATCGCCATTGACTATCTTAAAATCTATTTGAGTTAATCTACTTCTTAATGGTTCAATAAACTTGTAAGGATAATTACAAGTCATTATGAATCTACAATTTTCAAAGAAAGTTTCAATGAAATTACGCAAAGCAGGTTGTACAGACTCGGCATTCATATAATCTGCCTCGTCAATTATGACTACTTTGTGTTTGGATTCTATATTGAAAGATACAGTAGAAGCAAAGTTTTTAATCTTGTTTCTTAATGTATCAATATGTCTACCTTCATCTGAACCATTGATGATGATATAATCAGCATTTAGTTGTTCACATAAAGCACGAGCAACACTTGTCTTACCTGTGCCTGCTGTACCTGATAACAACATATTAGGTATTTCTTTTTTCTTTAGAAATTCTAAAAATGTATGCTTAATATCTGCTGGTAGAATACAGTCCTCTATTGTTTTAGGTCGGTACTGCTCAACCCATAAAAAATCTGCCATTGTCTAACTCCTTAAAATTCAGAGTCAGGTTCTAATGCGATCCAATATTGTACAGGTTTGTTCCTGTTGATAAAATGACTAATCTTCTGTTTAGATATTTCTACATCATAGTCATCACCAATAACTTTTAAGTTTTCTGCTTTAAAATAAGCAGTAAACTTCTTATCAGTTTCTCCTATAATTTCTGAATAATCATTTGAAGATTTGTTTTTCTTATCAGTAGCAACTAACTTGATATTTTTGCCATCACCTACAACTGCTACATCTGGTAAATTTAGTGTAGTAATTGCTTTTTGTAATCTAGCAAAGTCTTCTTTCTTTAAAGTAAAAGATACATACTGATCTGGCATATTAATTGCTTTTGTTGGTGCAACAATAACCGATTTATCAGCAAAGAAATACTTAATTGCTTGTTTAGAATTAGCGGATGCTATAACAACATTTGATCCACCATTAAATTTTAATGCAGGTTTTTCAAATAACTCAACTGCTCTTAAAAATTCTGGTAAGTCATATATAGCAAACTCACTTTCAAACTTCTCCGTCACCTCTGCTTCTGCCAAGATGTTCTTCATTGTGGAGATTGTTTGTATCTTATTCCCAGGTTTAACCAAAATGTTCTGGTTAATATCCGAGAAGTTTTTTAACACCGATAAGGTGTCTGTTGATATGTTCATAATATAATCACTCCTTCTTCATAATTTATAATATAGTGTCAGTATATACTAAAAAGGCGAGGAAGTCAATGCTGCCTCGCCTCTATGCGTTTAAACTACTTAATATTGATAGTTTTCAACTTCTTTTCTTCTGGTACTATTTTCTCCATTGATACTCTCAATAGACCATCTTTTAACTCGGCGCCTTTGACTTCTACATCATCAGCGATAGTAAACGATCTTTTAAAATATCTTTTGGATATACCTTTGTGGATAACCTCTCCATCATCTTCTTCTTTTGACTTCTCCTCTTGTTTAGATTCGATAGTCAACATACCGTTTTCAACTGATACAGAAATATCTTTTTTGTTGAATCCTGCTAATGCAACCTCAACATCAAATTTACTCTTATCAACCTTTACGATATTGTATGGTGGATAATTAGAAACATTAAGAGTATCAAATTGATGGTCAAACATTGATTCAAAATGATTGAACACATCATCAAATCCTACCGATAATGGTCTTAATTGGTTAAAAATAGAAAGTGCTTTATTGGTCATATAAACCTCCTTTTGTAAGCAAAGTTTCTGTTAATTAAAGACAACCCTATAAGGCATTGTCTATATTATTTATATAATCATTATTATATAAATTTCAAGCACTTTGTTTTTTACGAAGTAAAGTGCCAAATCTTCGTTTTGCGACACCAACTAAATTCATAGTCGGTCTTCACGCCCTAGGACTTACGAATAGCCAGGGCAATTATATTTATATCACCAGCGCAAAACTCTTAATATCCTCTTGTTCTTAATAATTTTTTTGCTTTCTTTTTACAGTTAGCAATGTTTTCTTTCTTTTTTCTTACTCTTTTATCAGATGGTTTTTCATAATATTGACGCAATCTTAACTCTTTTACAATACCTTCTTTTTGTATCTTACGCTTTAGAACACGCATTGCCTGTTCCAAATTACCTTTTCTAACTTCAACGGTTATACTCATTATACACCTCCCTTCATCATAGTGGTATCATACAAGTGGTACAAGTGGTATGATATTTAACAATACCCATTACGAATACTGCTATAGCAACAGCATTTAAAAATATCAATGCTCTATCGTGCCATAACATACCTACTACAAACCAACCACTTACTCCAATTAAGTGTAAGTATAAATTGTATGGTGTCATTTCTAAAGATGTAAACATCATTCCTATTAATATAAACAACGAACTTGTCCATTTAATATACCAAGACAAATCGTGTAGTGGTGTTATTTTATTTACATCAAAATTCTTTTTCATTAATCAAATACTCCTGCTGAACCTAATAGTATTAATATTAACATACTAGGTATTACTATACTCAACGGCCAAAATTCTAAAAATTCTTTCCAACCCTCTTTCTTTTCTTTCTTCACTTTCTTTATACTCCTTTTTATTTCCATTAGTAATTCGTAAATAGGTTCTCCTTTTTGGAAATTAGGAAAATCTAAATCATTTAATAATTTCACTTGATTATATGCTGACAATATAGTTGTCTTTTTTATTTCTACATTAACTGATTTCATTTTTTAAATCTACTATCTTTCTTTTAGCAAGTAACCAATTGTTATATGTTACTACCTTTTTTAAATTCATATTAAATAAATTTCTACTATCTATAAATCCGTCACCGTGAAAGAATACACAATCATCCAAATGATTGTCTGCCCAAATATTCATACCCATTTCGCATTTAGTATTTTTTGAATTGGATGTCCAATCTTCTTTTGTTAGATCACTCAATACAACCATTTGTCTTTTTGTATCAGGATCATATACAACTAATAAAAATGTATGTGGAACAATTCTATTTGCACCTGGACCTGCTGATATATAAGTTTTAGAACCGTGTCCTTTAAATGAAGTTACCTTAACCTCTAATCTTTCAAAATGATATCCTGGTTTAGATAAATTTAAAATTCTAACATCTGGTAATCCTGCTTCTTCTCTAGGTGTTATAGACTTAAATCCTTCTTCTTCTAATACTAAAGACACAGCAGACATATAAAAATTAGAAAGGTTTGTACTTAACATATTTTGCTCGTGTCCGTGTATTTTATCTTCAGGTATTTTTTTACCTGCAATATTAATATCTAAATGTTGTTTTAACATATCATTAGCATAATCAACAACTCTATCCATACATTTAGGATTTTCTTTAAAATACTCTACCCAATTTTTTCTATCTGGATCATATTTTAATTTTGAAACTGGTTGTATATTTAATGCTTCTGTATGTGCTTTATGAATAGAGTAACCTTCTCTTTCAACTTTATCAATTAAATCATTTCTTTTAACATCATATATTTCAACCATCTTTTTAAATGCGTCTGGTGTAAAACCACATTTTTCAGCACACCATAAATTTCTTTCTTTAGGTATAAAATATTTACCAGTTCTTTTATATTTAATATTATTCATATAATTATATTTTCTTAACACAACTGGCCAAGAGGTTTGACTTCTAATTATATCTGGTTCATTAAACTCATCTAATAAATCTGCTTCTTTTTGCTCTAAAGTAGGATCGTTTAAACTTTCTGGATCAAAAGTATGTTCAATGTATTCACATTTTAAATAACCTAATACTCCTGTTTCATCTTCTTCGGACGCCCATTTTCTACGGTGTCCTGAATAGATAACTCCATTTGGATCTATTTTACAAGATTCTTTATTTGCAATTCCTGTTTTGTTTTTACTTTTTATTAATGACGCCCTTAACTTATCTCTATTGTCATTTGGTTTATCATAGATTATATCATTTAAAGGGTGATCTGTTAATTCACTAATATGTTTAAACACTATATTAGGAAGAGGCGCTTTTGGCGCCTCCTCTGGACTAACACTATGAATAGATTTGGAATCTGATTTAGATAACATCTTTGTCCTCTTCCTCATCTTCCGACTCACTATCATTGTCTTCCTTTATTTGAGAGTCAAGTTCTGCCTGTTTCTGTGACTCAATAATTGAATCAGCAGAAGCACCAGCATCCACTTTTGTATATAACTCTACAAAGGAATTCTTTGTATCATCATCAAATCTATTTGTACACATTTCTATTGCCTTCATCTTTTTATCAAAGATTGAATATGCCTGTGTAATATGTACAAGTCTTCTTGTAGATATAATCTCATCAACTCCACCATCAAAGTAGGTTTTTCTAATTACATCTGCCCAAGTAGTTAACTTGTCAATAAATTTAACATCTGATTTACCATAAGACTTTAAAGTATTATTTAAAATCTTTTTTTCAATCGCAACTGATGGATATTTCTGTTCAAAAGTTACTGGAAATCTTTCAAGGAATGCCTCATTTAAGACATTAGTTCCGATAAACTTACCGTCTTCGGATCCTTGACCTTTAGTATTCGCAGTAGCAATACAGTTAAATCCAAGTTTAGGTTGTACCCATTTGTTAATCTTCTTAACAAAGATACCAGAACCTTCAAGGACTGGTTGTAAACACATTATCTTATTACTTGCAAGGTCAATCTCATCAAGTAAAAGAACAGCGCCTCTCTCCATTGCCTCAATAATCGGACCATTAGACCAAACTGTTTGACCGTCTTTTAATCTAAAACCGCCTAACAAGTCGTCCTCGTCCGTTTCAATTGTGATATTAACTCTTATCAATTCTCTTTTTAAATCAGCACACGCCTGTGTTACTGATAATGTTTTTCCGTTACCTGAAAGACCTGTAAGAAATACAGGATAAAATCTTTTAGATTTAATAATAGATTTTACATCTGGATAGTTACCAAAACTTACAAAGTTTTTATCCTTGATAGGAACAACATTGTCCGTTAAAGTAGAAACGATATAAGCCGCCTCTTTTTTAGTAGTAGGTTGTACTACTTCTTCCATTGTATTGGAAACATCGGTATCTGATTCCGATGGCATTCTGAATAAACCTTTTTTTATTTTAAGGTCTTTATCAGCAACTAACCATTGTGGAAAAGCAACTTTATGTTTCTTCTCTACCTTGACTAGTTGTTTTCTAGTGATTTCTTTTATATCACCAAACTCTTTGTAGCATAATTCTACAAATTGTTTTTGTTTATCATTTAATAACATTTATATTAGTCCTTTCATATTGTTATACTATATGCTATCACGTTTTTGCCCAAATGTCAAGCATAAAGAACACTTGGTTTTATTGATATTTTCAGTCATTTCTATGCAACCTTCTCAATAAACTTGTTTAAAAGCACTCTGGAAGTGATTCTCCCTTTCATACTCTTACTGAATAATTGTTTAATTTTTCTTGTACCCATTTCTGTATTAATACTATCTAAATCAGTATTCTCAACTTTCATATCTTTAGCGTTAACTATGTAATAATCATCATAACCTGTTTGAGGTACTGATACAGATTTTTCTTTATTAAATTTTTGTCTATTCTTGTGGTATGCTGCCTCTCTTTGGTCATAAGTTAATTTTCTATTTGGAGGTCTAAAGTACATATCAGTTTCCCACCTTCTTATTCTTTTAATTAAATAGAAACCAATAGTTGTAATACCGTGATATTTTCTTAATAGATTTAATAGAGTACCTGTCAATGAGGAACTTCTATAACTATATAAATCGTTTTCATCTTTAGTAGTATGGTTTTTCTTTTTGTAAATAAGAACATCCGTATTACCATAACTATCTGGTAAATGTCCTGTTAATTTTTTATCATCATTATACATCATTTTTTCTGAATTACCACCGTTACCACCACCGTCAGTTAAAGTAATTAAATTCATTTTTTCAATACTATATTTACTTTTAAATAAAGGTATTAATTTTAACATAATAATTAATGATTCATTTAAAGGTGTAGAACCTAAATAGTATTCACTAGGTATACTTACTGAATCAGGTCTTCTTTCACCATCTTTTAAATAACTTCTCCAAGAATATCTATGGTCATAATACATTGCTAAATGGTATAGATACATTAAAGATTCATCTAATTTTGATTTTTTAAGTTTATGACTTGCAACATTAACTAATTTAACTTTATCAATAGCACGATCACCAGGTTTGTATTTAAAGTGTTTTGATATTCTACTACAATCATCATCTTCATTTTTACCCATTTCACTAGAAAAGAAATATAACTCATAAGGTATATTTGTTTTTTGGCAAAAGTAAACTAATTGAATTGTTTGTTGAACAGTTTTAAAAATACAATCACTCATACTACCTGACCAATCTAACAACATCATCATACCGTGGTTTTTAGCGTCAGGTGTTATAGTTAATCTTTTAAATATATCATCATTAAATTTATAACTATGTAATTTAAGAGGATCAATTATACCTGTTTTGTCCTGTGTTGATCTCTTATAAGCAGTTGCTGCTTTTTTCATTTCAAATTCTTTAACCAAATACATAATGGTTTTTTTAGACTCATTAATAAATTTTTTGTATGTTGTTTTAAGATATGGATAATAATTTTGAGCATTGTGTTTATCACTAACAAATGATTGTTTCATATCTTTTAAGAAATCAGCATTAGAATGGATTAATTTATCTAATTTTGGATCTGGTATTGATCTATAATAATAACTTGTAGTTTTATCTAATAATTTATCTTTGTGACCTTCAAACCAATTGTTAGTAATAGAACCAAGTGGCATATCACCACCAGCACCAACAGCACCTCCACCAGAAGCATTCTCATCTTTGGCAGTCTTATCACCTACAGCAGGTTTATCTTTATCTGAATCTGATTCTGTTTTACCTTCATTACCTTCTTGTTTATCTTTTGGTTCTTTATCAGACTTATCACCGTCACCGTCTTCATTTTTATCTTCAATATCTTTACTATCTTTTGAATCGTTTTCTTTATCTTTTAAGTCATAATTTTTAACTAAAATATGATTATCAAAATCAGGTAATTTTTTAAGTTTCTTAACTTCTTTTTTCTGCCACTCTAACATTAATTTAGCAAGTGTAACTACATCATTAAATGTTTTTAATTCATCAACTTTTTTTAACCATATATTGTCTATTTTAGAAAAGTCAAATTGTAATTTTTGTGAAGACTTATAATAAACATTGATTTTATCAATCAACATTAAGTCTTTATTGTAATCTTTATCTTTTAAACCAAAGAAGTTTTGTCTATTAAGTATTTCAAAACCGTTCATATAGTTATTAACAACACCTGGATATCTCTTTTGAATTTTTTTATCTATTCTGCAATCTTCTAATACATTAACATATGATCTTAATTCATTATCATCAGCAACTTTTTTCCAACCATTAGTTGGTGTAAATAATGCGTGGGCACATTCGTGTGCTACTAACATATCAGTTACATCTTTTGAATCTGTTTTAAATATTGGTAGAGTTAATACTCTATTGACTACATCAAACGAAGCAGTCTTTACATTGTTTTGTTGTACGGTGATATTTTCAGTAGCAAGTAATTTTGCTAATTGTGATTTAGTATCTATATTAAGTGTGTCCATATCTACTATGCTATAGGAAAACAACCCGAAAGTCAAGCATTAATAACCCTTGATTTTACTAGGTTTTTGTAGATATATGTTCTTGTTTTGTTCTGATTCGCTTGAAAAATATCAATTTTCTGTTCTCTCCAGTTGGTTTTACATACTTTTCTTTTAACGATTCGTGTGTATCCCATTTCATTGATATAGATTTATGTGGAGGAAGACCAGATGTCTTCCCTATTTGTGACCAATTGTCTGCTTTATATACAGCACCGTTATTACCACCTGCCACAAATGTTATTAAATATAGTAAATCATCATTATACTTTTGTTTCCAATATAAAGGTGCTTGTCTTCTTAACTCTTTTAATATTTGAGTACCTGCATTTCTAATCTTTTCTCTCATACAGAAACGCCAGTTATTAGCAAATGAATTAAACTTATTCTTGTATTCTTTAATAGATAATTTTGTATGTTTTAGAATATCTTTAGGTGGAGGATATACAGATGACCCTATACCTATCATACCGATTGGTTTATCATCATTAAAAACTACCCAATCTATTCTTCTACCTACACTAGAAGTTGATGGAACATAACTATGAAATTGTGTGATTGTTTCTTTGATAAAATCTTTTGAAGTTTTGTCGTTAGCGACAACTAACTTAATCATTTTGTAAATATAAACACAGGTTCAAACTTTCTACCTGGGAGATTCGGTCTTTCAAACTTACCTAGATAACGATTCTCTTGTTTCTTTTCTTCTATCTCGCCATCTAAATTAACACTTGCTGATCCACCTTGTTGTGTAGATAATGATAACCACCAAGTGTCTGTATGTTTAAATCCTACATCTAGTGCTAGTTGTACCGTATCTTCTTCAAATGTTTTATATTGTTTTGTGTTCGCAACATTTAATGCTAATTTCTTACCTGTCTTTAAACCTATAAATGCGTTAGCAATAGTCTGTTTTAAAAACTTCTCTTTCCACATATCACTTGTAGAAAATTTAATACTTGATTGTTCTGGTTCATCTCCATATGCTTCCCAACCAAAGTATGGTGGACTTGTAAATACAAAATCCAATGAATCTGATTGTGGTACAAATGTTTCACTTCCACGCCTTAATAATCTATACACTTTATGATTATGTCCAAAATCTTCTTTAATTTTAAGCAATCCTTCATATGTTGGAATACAAGGATCAGTACCTATGTAATTAACCCCAGCAGCAATTGCCCCTAGTAATCTACCACCATAACCCATACTTGGATCCCATACCGTACCTGCTGATGTTCCTTCTAATGGACTATCTTTCTCTACAAAAATATCATATAAGGCAGCGGCAGCAGTTGGTCTAAAATTAGAAACCATTTGAGTACCAGAGTATCTTCTTAACATTGATCTCATATCTGAATCTGTTATATCGTGTGCTGGTTTCTTTTTAAAAAAAGTACCAGTAAGTATCTTGTTAATACCTTTAGTTAAATGTTCTTCATCATTCCAAACTTCCATAGGTGTCTTCATCTTACCACACTTAATACCCCAAGCGTGTTCCATATAAGACCAAGCAAGATTTAATCCGTGAGTTGATTGACCTATAACTTTGTTCTTATGGTCTACCATAGTATCTCGTCTAAATGATAACAACATATTATAGATGTTATTTCTCCATTTATTATCTTTAGGATAATAAGGAAAACCTTTAGACTTTATTAAATCGTGTACTTCTTTTAAATTATTCATTAACTTTTATATTATCGTATTTGTCTGAAACTTCATCTGGTGTACCTGGTGGGTTTAAAAATAAATTACCAGACACACTTATTCTAGTTCCTGGTGTATGATAAGGCATAACCATATGTCTTAATTGTGCTGGAAATACCCACATATAACCTTCTTGTGGTTGATAATTAAATGTATGATCTGCCCATTTAGGTTGTTGCGGTTCTCCATAATGAAACGCAATTGAACCTGGTGGTGTTGCTGTTCCTTTATATGCTTTTTGTTCTTCTTCTACATTTGGAGTTTTTAAGAATATAACCCAAGACAATTGACCACCGTGAGTATGTTCTGGATTGTATTCGTGTTCTTTCATATAGTTAACCCATAAATCTATTAATGTAAATGATGATGTATGTTTAGTAGGATCAAATTTTAATCCTGACCATTCCATAGCACCATCTATATACCAATTTACATAGGGTTTAAATTCTTTTATAAACCATTCTTTATCTTCTTTAGTATATCCTCTTTGATCTGTTAAGTGTCCTGCAAGTGAAGCATTTTTATCTCCAGGTGTTAATTTTTCACCTCTTTTTAAAAGACCTCTTAATAAACTATCGTGTACTTTACATAGTGGAACATATGGACCAAAATATAATTGACCTTCTTTTTTAACATTTCTATGAGGTGCTTCTTTGGGTTGACTTTCTTCTATCTGTTTTCTTAATTTTTTTATCATTTCATCTTTTTCGTCCATTTTATTCTCCTATTATTCTGAATAACTTTGATTCAAAGGTATCATATATTTCGTCCTTTGTCAATAGTGATTGTTTGTAAGCATTGTGTATTTCTATATATTTCCCTAAATAATTGGTATTCATTATCTTTTCTTGTAGTTCTTCAGCACTTCCTACTCTTTGCCAATCATCTTTTACAAGTATACCTAGAGAATCATAATCTTTCCAAACCATAGGTATAATTCCACACGCCAATGCTTCGTGGTATCTACTTGTTGTTGCCTTACTATCTTTCCAATTAAAACATAATGTATATTTTGATTTGTTTAATATAGGTAATATATTTCTCATAGTATCTGGTTTCATATCTCTTTTAACCGTAGAAAATCTACCTATAAATCTTGTATTAAATTTGCCCATACCAACTTGTAATTCTTTTAATATTTCGTGTCTTTTATCTCCACTTACAACACCACCAACATCTTTTCTTTTTTCTGTTCCCCAATATGAAAATAGATAAGGTCTATTAGTTTCATTATCTGGTATTACATCTTTTATAAAATGATATTTTAATTGATGTAAGTTGCCTGGTATATCTGTTTCATCTAATATAGATACTTTACCAATAGGGTTATCTTTAAATGTATGATTTCTATATAAGTCTTCATCATCTCCTCTATCTGATCTTAATATAATAATGTGTTTATTTTTTAAGTCTTTAAAGTGTTCTTTGATTGCTGTATTAGATTTTTCTAAATTTTTAGGATCAATGTAATTAGGTATATGATAGTGGAACTCGTTCTCACTAGGTATAATAATTATATCACTATCAGGTATATCATCTGCTATTCTTCGGTGTGCTTTATTCCAACCAAAGTTATATACTCCATATCTAAATTCTGGATTCTTTAATTGGAATCTTCTTAATAGATAACAAAATGAATCTATAATATGATCTAGTGGTCTTTTATAATTTACACCACTTCTTAATCTCGCAATTGTTATCTTCCTACATTCCAAAACAGACTTCCTTTCTTAGCATATTTTCTCATAACAGACCACGCCTTTGCGTCATATGTTGGCACAGATGGAAAGGGTGGTTTATCTTTCTCTTTAACTTCTTGTGTAAACTTATAATCTGACAAATATAATTTGGCACGACCTACTTCATTTTGTTTCATTGTGTGTCCAACTGATACTACATTAACATCTTTATCTGGAAATGCCATTTGTAATCCTCTTGTTAATGTACCACTTGATCCAACTGACCACACTTCACTTATATTAATGTTATAATCTTTTTCTATATTCTTTGCTATATCTCTTATATCTTCTCTTACTCTTTGTTCGTCTAAACCTAATTGTAATAATTTTCTAGTTTTAGGATCCTGATCTACATAATCTCTTGCTCTCTTTTTTGTAACTGATAACATACCATTAGGCACCCAACGAATATCAGCACCATATTCTAATGCTCTTTTTTGGTAGTCGTGTAAATTGTCCATTGATCTTTTTGCCATAAACAATATTGTCTTACAACTATACTCTCTTGCTTGAAGTGGTATGGATAGTTGTGCATAACCATTTGCTGGGCATCCACCATAAACAAATTCATTTACTCCTTCAGCAATTTCTTCTCTTATTAATCTATCTACAAATCTTCTTTTAGAACCTCCTTCTAATAAGTCATCACGCACCACATAAAATCCTTCGTGTTCTTCTACAATTAATTTAGGAAACTCGTATGGTGTAGGAGGTAATGACAAACCTTGTCTTGGCCACCTTTCTTCAGCAGTTGGAAATCTATCCATCATTTATTTAATCTCTTATATCTTTTCATTTGTTTGGCCGCTTTTTTATATGCCATATCTAATTTCATTTTACTTACTCCATCAACAAAGGTTTTACCTAACATATGGTCGTATTCGTGTTGATAGACTCTACTCATCATACCATCTAAATGTGCTTCTTTTAAATCGCCGTTTTCATCTTCATATTTTGCCACAACTTTTCTAGGTCTACTAATATTAAGAAATACAAAAGGAAAAGTTAAACAACCTTCTTTCATCATAACTTGATCGGCACTAGCACTAATTATCATAGGATTAAAACAAGTCATTTTTAAATTATTTTCTAAACCAGGATGATCTCCTAGTACAAACATATTATAAGGTAAACCTACTTGATTAGCAGACAGACCTATGCCACCATATTTTTTCATTGTATCAAACATTGCTTCTGATAGTTCTTTCCTATCTTTAAATTTGTAAGGATGATTTTCGTCCTTTAACATTGCGTCATTAAAAGGTGCTATCGCTGATTGTACTCTTGGATCTGACGGTGGTATTAGTTGTAGTTCTTTCATATATCTCCTATGTCTGTTGCAATCTTGTAAAGTTTTTATATTTTTCAAACTTAATTATATTTGTAAACTTATCAAATAATATATCGCCTTTGTGTGATATGATAAAGACATTTTCATTCTTTAATTTATTAACTATCTTAAAGAAATCATCTGTGCCTTGTTGATCTAAACTAGAATCAAATATCTCATCTAATATTAATAGGTTTGTATTCACACTATTTTTCATTTTAGCAATAGTTCTCCAAGTAAATAATAAAGCAAGGTCTATTCTTAATTTTTCACCTTGACTAAAACTATTATAATTAAATGTATCTCTATGACGACTCTTTACTGTTTCATTAAATTCTTCATCTAAATGAAAAGATATAAAGAAGTCCATTGCTTGTAGATATTGATTTATTAAATTGTTTATAATAGGTATATATTTCTTAATTATATGTCCTCTAGCACCTTTATCACTTAATACTTCTCTTAATATATCTACATATTTTTTTTGATTCATTATCTGATCTGTTGATGTTTTTGTAGTTTCTAATTCTTCTTTTAGTTGTTGTAAATCTGTAGCAATATTTTTACTATCTGTTTGTTTGTTTTCTAATTGTAATATATCTTGGTGAATCCTCTCACTATAACTATTCAATTCTGATAAAGAAGTATTTACTTTTGCAACATCAACATAAAGGTCTGATAGTTTTTTAGTTACATTACCAAAATGACCAATTTTTTCTTCTACTTTAGCAATCTCACTCGTTAGTTTTTGCATACCTTCATTTAAAGTAGCAACCTTTTCTTTTAAATCGCCTTGTTTTTTATATCTAAAGTCTTCATCAATCTCTTGTGTACAAGTAGGACAATTAGTATTATCACTAAAGAATTGTAAATTATTATTATTGTTTTCTAAATTGTGTTCTATCTTTGTTTCTAATTTTAATAGTTGTTTTAGTTTATCATTTGTTTGGTCTTTATCTTTTAGTTCGTTATCATACTCGTTTATTTGTTTCTCTAGTCCTTCTATTTTTAATATGTAATCTTCTTTTGCTTTTTTGTGTTTATCTAATTGTAATTTTTTATCATCAATATCATTTGTGTTTAGGTCTGATAAAGACTTAAAGTGTTTCACTTCTGTTTCATATTTTGTTTCTATCAAATCACATTTATGACGCATATCTAAAATCTCTTTTGATAGTTGTCCTTGTTGATCTCTTAATAAAAGGTCCATTTGTGTAAATACTTTTACATCTAAAATTTCTTCAACAACATCTCGTCTGTATCTTGCCTTCATTTTCATAAATGGTTCATATGAAGAAGACCCTAATATAACAACTTGAATAAATGATCTATAATTCAACTTCATAATATTATGTTCTAAATATTTTTGATAATCAATACTAGAAGCATTTTGATTTAACAATTGTCCGTTCTCATATATTTCAAATAGATTAGGTTTAACACTTCGTTTAACTCTATATTGTTTTGTTCCTACATCAAACTCTATCTCTACTTCACAATCACCATTATTAATAGTGTTTATCATTTGTTCTTTTTTAATTATTCTAAAAGGTTTATTAAACAATGCCCAACACAATGCGTCAAGTAAAGTAGATTTACCAGAACCATTTTGTCCTATGACTAAAGTTGTAGGTGATTTACCTAACTCTATTTCTATTGGTTGGTTTCCTGTTGATAAAAAGTTTTTATATCGTATCTTCTTAAAAATAATCATCTATTGGTTCAAAAGTTTGTTTACCATCTTTATCTGGTTCGCTAATAGGATCTACATATGCTTTGAATATATTTGTATTCAATACTATTCTTGTTTGTGTATCGTTTTGTGTAGTGCCAAAGTGTGGGTGAGGATTATTAAACATTATACAAGTATTTTCAACCGAAGGTACTACAACTTTCTTTGTATATTTTCCGTGTTTATCTTTATCAAACAATGTTGTTGATCCATTACAAGTATGAAAATTAAATACTGAAGTTATAACATTTGGATCTGGTTTGCCACCACCCCATATGTCGTTATGGATACCGTGATCTATTTGTCTTTCCTGACTAGGATAACAATTTATTTTCATTCTAACCATTTTTGTGCCACCATCTTTTGTTTCATCTATACATCTGTCTTGCATATGTTCCATCATATATTGTTGAAATACGCCAAACAAAGGCATTAGTTCTTTGTCATAAACTTCTTT